CTTTAAGTACTAATCCAAATATGAATGTTGAGAAAATGGAAGCTGAACTTTTAATTGCGGGCCGAGATATTTCATTTATGGCTAGATGGTTAGATGCATTAGGTGATTCTACTAGAACAGATTTAGCTGTTATAGATAAGATGATTGTATTACAACGTGGAAAAGTAAATGAGGCCGTACATAATTTAATGTATGGTACAAAAGATACTAAAAGTTTAATGAAGCTTATAGAAAACTTAGAAGAGTATCAACAACGTGCAGGAGTTAATTTATATAGTAATAGAGAAGTTTATGACTTTATGCTAGAGCAGGATAAAGATGGTAATTACACAGGCCGTATAATAGGAATCCAAGATGCTCAGTGGCGTATACTTAAAAGTGAGTTTATGGCATCTGAAGGGTTTACTAATAGCAAAGAAGAATGGGCCGAGTTCTATAAAGAACATAAAGCTGAAAACTATTTAAGTGAGAAGTTTAAAGCTATTGATAATATGGCTGAGACAGATCCACGAAGACAGTTCTATTTATTCTATGCAGATAATTATCAGTATGCACAAACGTTATTACCTTCACAATATAGAAGAGGAACTCAATTACCATCATTAAGAGCAACAGCTGCAGAAAGAGTATTAGAGAAAAAAGGAAGTTTTGGTAAAAGGATGAAAGATGCAACTAAAGAAATGTGGACAGAAACATTTACAAAACATGAGGATAATGTTTCTTATGGAGAGTATGTGGATGCTAGTGGAAACCCATTAGATTTTGTCCCAGTACATTATTCTAGAGCAATAGGTAATGGTGAAGGACAGATGAGTCCGGAGGATCTATCATATGATTTAGGTAGTAGTTTAAAGATGTTCTTCTCTATGGCTAATAACTTTAAAGAAATGTCAGAAGTTCTTGATGTATTAGAAATAGCAGGTGAATTAATCAAAACAGGACGGGTTGTTAAGTTATCATCCGGAATGCCAGTAAAAGATCAGGCGGGTGAGACAGTTACAATAGCAGGAGAAAACTCTAAAGCATATGCTAGATTAATGGATTATTATCAAATGCAGGTATATGGTAAACGTAAGAAAGATATGGGCGCAATTACTATTATGGGTAAAGAGATAGATGTAGCTCAAGTTCTAGATGCGGCTTTACAAGGAGGAAGTATCCGTGTTTTAGCAATGAATAAGCATGCTGGTTTATCTAATGCAACGTTTGGTGAAATGATGAGTGTCATCGAAGGATACGCAGGCCAACATTATGGTGTAATGAACTATACTAAAGCCACGGCTATCTATGCAGCTTCAGTTGCTGGATTAGCTAATGATATGATGTCTAGACAACCGTCATCTAAATTAGGAATGATAAATGAGTTATATGACATACAACAACACTTTGATGAGTATGGAAATAGACTAGCTCACAGAAAGATAGGACTTAGAGGAAATACCTCAGCTCTTTATTTCATGATGTCATTAGGAGAGCATATGATCCAAAGTCAGATGGCTGTGGCTCAGATGTTAAATAAAACATTTGAGACTTCTAAAGGAACCGTAAATTTATATGATTCATATTCAGTAGTAGATGGTCGTTTAGAGTTAGATTCCGAGGTAGCTGAACAGTGGACTAGCGAGGATAGAATATTATTTGCTGAAAAGATGGCAGCTGCCTATCAACGTATACACGGTATTTATAATACTAAAGATAGAAATGCTTTACAGCAGTATGCAGTAGGTAGATGGGCAATGCAGTTCCGTAAATGGTTACGTCCAGGGATGCTTCGTAGATTTGGAGGCGCAGAGAAATTATTCTATCACCAAGACTCTGAGTTTAGAGGTCCTGAATATAATGAAAGGTTACAATCATATGTAGAAGGTAATTATGTTACAGCACTTAAGTTTTTGAATAGAATAAAGAAAGAAGTATTTGCACTACGATTTAGTACATTACCATCCCAGTGGAAAAACCTAGACAAATTTGAACAAGAGAATATTAAGAGAGCGCTTGGAGAATCTGCAGGATACATGTTATTAATACTATTAGGAAGTGCAGCCGGATTTGGTTATGACCCAGAAGATGAGGATGGAGTAGGATCCATGACTGCTCTTGATTGGCAGATGCTTTATAATGTAAAAAGAGTACAAGCAGAGATGGGCTTTTATACAACTTCGTCGTTCTTTGAGATCTTAAGAACTCCAGCTGCTAATATGACAACTATTGAAGCATATTGGAAATTCATAGGACAGATAATGAAAGACGGATCATCCCTAATGGTTGGAGGAGATTTTGAAAGATATAAGAGAGACGCAGGACGTTATGAAAAAGGAGACCCTAAGATTCTTAAGAGGTTCCATAACATATTACCGGGTAAGGAATTATTAACAAGACCGGAAGACAAACTTAAATTCTTTGATTTACAATAAATGAGCGAAGACTTAGAAAACTATTTCTATGATCCAAAAGATGATGATTTAGAGATTCTTACGGACAAACAGAGAGAGGCTATCAAAAGGCAGTCCATGGAAAATACATATACTTTAGTTATAAATAATTATGACTTTGATATTTTTCCAGATAAACTATTTTGGCTTCTTACAGATTTCGATAGTATTACAATATTTGATGTTCTTATGGATTATTATATAGAGACAGAAGAATACGAGAAATGCGCCGTCCTTAAAATAGTCAAGGAAAGGGAAATACAAATGAGCAGTGAGCGTAAAAAAAAGAAAGGAAAGTTTACTTACAAACTACCTATGGAGGACGATGAGACAGACTTACCGGACTAAATTAGCCGGTAAATCTGTGTTTATTCCCATCTGTTTCTTAAACTTAACCCTATCAAATAATTCTTCATCATAGTTTACAATAGGCCATACTTCTGAGTTTTCTGGTAATTGCGCGTCTAGGCGTCCTTCCCAGTACGTACGCAATTCCTGTCCTTTATCGAGGACAAACGGAATAGCACTCTTATTACTACGATGTTTCATTAATCGAACTTTAGCGGGGCGAGAAAACTTAGAATACTTACCTTTTAAAAACAAATCATATTCTTTTTGAAATTCAGTTATAGTAAATACAAACATTAAGTATCTACCTCTAAATAAAGAATAGGAGTTTTTAAAGTATTCATGTTTCTCTATTTCCTTTTCCAAATTATAAAAGTGCATCGCTCCATTATATTTCATTAACACGAAAATATCAGGAGAATCTAAATCCCAATCTAATAAAGATGTATCGCCAAGATATACGTTTACTAGATAGGGTTTTAGGTCTACACTGGAATAACCAGTTAAGGGTAATAAAAAATCATAAGACTTAGTAAGCTTACAAGCTTTCTCTAATTCGAGAGATTTTGTCATCTGATAATTTGATTTTAATTACACCATTATTATTGTAATACTCCATCGGGAAATCCCAATGGTCGTGGTCTTGATGCCATCTGAACCTTTCCAATAAATTCTCAAATTCATCGATGGCTACTGATAAATCAAGATTGTCTGGTTCATATACCACGCACTCACAAAGTCCAGTTGTTTGAACAGCTACAATATACGATTTAATATCGTATTTTGAAGAATCTTCACCAAGTTGGTCTAAATACCAATTAACAGCTAGCTTATAAATAGCTATCTGTCTATAGTATCCATAAGTACCATAAGCACCTATAAAATTATAGACTGACTTAGCAGTGGTTTTAAGATCTACTATCGTAACTAACTTCTTTTCTTTGTCAAGTATTAAATTATCAATAACGGATTTAATTATATAAGGATAATCCTTATAAGTCCAAGAAAGTTCTTTTTCAGCCTCAGCATTGTTATGTTCTGAGGTATTACAAATATTACTTGCAACAGCATGATTTTTTATACTAGCTGCACAGTGTTCTACTATTTCATAATCTTCTGCAGATAAAATTAATTTACCTTTAGAGCTTCTTAAGAAATCTAAATAATTTGCATTTTCTTCTTTTTCTAGCTTTTTTATAACACCTGCTAGTGGCGTTTTAAATCCTGCAATATTATAACAGGTTTCATATAATTCATCTATACTATGTATAACAAATTCAGAAGGTGTGTCTTCTGTATTATCATAAATAGTAGATGTAATATACGCTTCATTCTCTACTATCGCTTCTATAAGTTTACCCATCATACCACCTATAACTGGTATGTCTGCTACAATGTATCGTGCATTAAAAATAGTTGGTTCTAATACATAACAATGAATAGCAGTTCCTAAATCAAAACCTTTACTAGATTTATTTAGTTCTCTATTTTTATATTTTATAAAATATTGTGGGCTCACTTTTAGTGCGCTTAACGAAGAATGGCTTAAATGATCTATTTTCATTTCTTCTTTATTTTTTTTGGTTTATATTTACTTATTATAAATACTAATTTTCTATCTTCTATAGTTGGTACAGGAATAAATTCTATCTCTCCCGTTTGCGGGATAACTGCACAGTTATCGTCATCAATTAATCCCATTTCCACTATAGTATCTTGGAAACTCTTTATCCATATCCATAAATTATCTACATCCCATTTTGGTTTGTAGTCCTTTTTTGGTGGACGCCATCTTAAATCTCCTTTATACATTCGAATATCACCGTGGTTTATCACCGTATGAAGCTCTAATTTTATTTTTAAAGGCCCCATATTTCTAATATCTAATCCATTAGGTATCCATTGCTGAATATACTTATGCATTCTTCTTATTATTAGAGCTCTAAGGTGATGGTTCATTCCAGTGTATAATCTTTGCCCATTTATTTTCACATATTTTGTATTTGTTTTTGCTACATGTGTAATAAAGTTAGGTATTTCGATCTTAAGTTGTTTAGCCATAATTTTTTTAAAGCGTAAGGAGACGGACCTCCAGGTACAATGGAGGAAACCATAGAGGCCCGTTCTTACTAATTTATAATTACGCTGTCAGACTATCAGCTATTTCAGAATTCTGAGCTAACTCAGTTTCTAATTCACTAATTTGTTGTCTTTTAGCAGATTCATATTCTCGTAAATCTGTCTTCATTTGTTTGTGGTCAAATGCAGTATAGTCAGATTCTAAGAAAATGTTTTCATTCTCACCATTACTAATAGCAATAGGAAAATATTCACATGTTCTCATCTTCGTATTATTATAGTCAGTCGGAACTGCTACAACATTGCGAGGACTTACAAGAACTTCTAGGATTACACCGTCACTGTATCCAAAATCATGAACGTATTCCATTGACCCTACATGGAGGCCAGCGGAACAAGTACGTTCAGGATCTGAATCACAATCTTCTCTCGGCATAGTAATTGGTGTACCACACTTAATTACCATTCCATGCGCACCACTATGGTACGGAGAAAAAGTTAGTGACTGTGTATATTTCTCCTCTTGTGCACCTGTATCCTCATTGTATTTGAACTGAACCTTTTCCTCACCAGTTTCAGTATCATATACTTTTTTGACTTTACAAGCTTTATAAGCTAAGAAATAACCTTTTTCTGTAATAGGGTGCCCATTATGCTCTAAAAACCCATATAGCTGTCTTCTAACAGCTTTATCAGGATTTAGTAATAGGTGCTTCCAGAAATTAATCAAACCAGTTAACGGCACACCTTCTTCAAGCCATTTCATGAGTTTTTTTGCTAAGAAATTCGGAATAGGATCCGTAGTACCTTTAAGATACATTTTATTTCCTCCATCAAACTCAAATCGACCATCAGTTGCGTGCTGAATACGGTTTGCTGGTGTAAGTAAGGTTTTTACTTTCTCCAGTATTGCGTTACGTTCATCTTGATCTTTCGACATATTAAAGTTACGAGCAAGTGTTACAACTTGATCTGCTTCTTTAAATTGTTTCGAGATACTTTTTGGTAGTCCATCGATAATGATTTGAACGTCATCTTTACCGACTTTACAGACTAAATACGAATTTGTCATTTTACAAATATATTAATTTAATTAGTACTTTGAGGCTCCTCCACCTCTTTCTTTTTTTGAATTTTAAACTTTACTACAGCTTTACCCTTGAATCTAAGATATTCTCTTAATGCTAGAAAAACTTCTTTAGAAGGTATATGACTATGAGAACAAGTATCATTCTGAGCGAACTCAAGATGCTTAAGTAATTCTAAATTCTCTGAATAACTTACGAGATTTTTTAAATTACTTACCATTCTATGATTAATACAATCAGTTTCTTTACATAAGATAGCCAGTTGATCTTCATCAACTCTACTTAAGTAACGAAATTGCTCATAATTATTTTCATGATTTTCTTTAAGCTCTTTCCATTTATAATATAAATCAGAATTTAACTTTTGAAAACAAGAAAAGAAATATACATCATCAGTATCTATTCTAGTCATTTTAGCTGTATGCCAGTTTGTTAAAATTGGATGTTTCATTTTAAACATTTCTTTAACGTTAATAAATTTAGTCATTTGTTTATTGAGAGTAGCAGCTACTTTAATAATTACCACAGGAAAGCTCTGTATATCTAAAGAACTTTTACCATATCCAGACATATCTGGAAATTTTCCTGCTTGTTCACATGCAGCAGCTACCTGTTGCAATAATGCTGCGTCAGCTGAGTTTCCCCAAATAACAATACCACCGTCATCGACATATTTTTCTAAATCATGGATATGATATTCATCATTACTAAATGCAATTTTATCACGTTTACCATATCTATCTTTAAAATAAATTCGTCTAAGAAAAGCTTTACCAAGCCTTTTGCGCCTTTCAGCTTCAGATTCGTAAGATCCTATAGTATCTTCCATATCTTCTGCATCAGACATATCAATTTTCTCATAATCAACTAACTTACAATGAGATAATAGAGTAGTCATACTTTCAAAATCCTTTACTATCTGTTCGTCTTCTCTCACGGTAGTATTAAATAGATTTCTTTCTGCTTGAAAATGTTTATCATTAATAGCAAAATCTCTTCTAATTTGAATAAAACCGTCTTCAAAATCCGATTTAGATAATAAATGAAAATCTTTAGTTTTTAAGAAAACCTTTCGAGGATCATCACCTGAAGGATCAGACTGCTGTTGAAAGAGTATGGGTAATTTAATGAAATCTTCTATATTAGGTTTAGATTTACTTAATTTATAACCTCCTACATAATTACTATCCATTATACGTCTAACTGCGTTAACAGTGAAACCTGTAAACATTAAATTTCTATTCTCATCATCTAACAAACTTCTAGATAATTCAACACCATGTAAATTACACGCAATAGATTTCTTCTCTTTTAATTTTGCTAAATATGATTTAACATGAAAGATTGAATTAAATTCTCGTCTCCAACTATGCCTAGAATTACTTACTAATGCAGATGCTTGTTTTAACCAAACAACCATATTCTCTGCACTTGCTAATTCAACTTCACAATCAGCTTTAAAGTTTCTCTGAATTAATAGAATCTTATCTTTAATAGCATCCTTAGTTTTATCCGTGTATCGAATTGCTTCTCTACTAGGAACCAAATCTAATTCACCTACATCAAATTTAATAGCGCAAGGAATTCTTTCTGTATCCCATATTACGTTCGAGTCTATTTGATTATAATTAAGAGGATACCTAACTCTACCCACCATTAGATGAATATCTGAATCATCTCCTGAATTCTGTTGAGACAAATCTATACATACATCATCATCTTCATAATCCGGAGTAGCTAGCTTTATGTCTCTGCCAGTTCCCTCCTCGATATTTATAAACTCTAAATCTGTAAAATACATTAACTGATTATTTATAGCTTTAGCAAAGTTTTTAATATCTCTCCATGAGTCTTCTTGTCCTAGTGGAATAATAACTTCTGTAGAATTCAATTCAGTAGTATTTGTTGTTTTTAACAAATCCATATGAAATGCATCATTACCTCTATATAACATATAACTAAACATTTTACCATTATGTTTACTTATAATATAAAAAGTATCAGTGTATGAAAATGGAGACTTAGCACCAATTCCAAAACCACCAATTTGATGATTATTATCTCTTTTAGTTGAATTACCAAAGAGAGTATAAATTTCTTCTACTCGTTTTTTACTTAGACCTACTCCAAAATCACGGAATAAAAAGGCATTACCTACACCTAAAAGGATATTCTCTTCCTGAAATTCTATTTGTGGTTTTTTACTAGAGGGATGAAACCATTTAGGATCATCTTCATCTGTTAATGGTATGACTTTTTTTATCTTGAGATCTTTCTCACGATGCGCGTCATAACAATTAGATGTTACCTCTCTTACAATAGAACCAATAGGATCAGAATATAAGTTAATCAATGAGTCTATTATAATTCCCATTGAATCTTCACCAATTTTAAATTTATTGGTTTTAACATCGCCGATGAGTTCATCGACTACATGTTCTCTTTCTATTTTCATATCAGTTTATTTATTTTATTTTTACTTTGTTCAGCAGTATGATCTTTCCTAAAATCAGAAATATCTTTAAAGCCATTGTTCCGGTTACTAAAATCTTGTAAGAATATAGGTTTAAAACCATATTTCTTTTTAAGATTGTTAGCTCCCTTAACACCGGTTAAATCAAAATCATTTAATATATATATCTTATTAAATCTTTCATATAACTCTCGGGCTACAGTATCTTTGATACTAGTAATCTCATTCTGCAACGCAGCACTAATGAATCCAAGGCTCCTAAGAACCATTACATCTTTTAGTGACTTCGTTATAATAATGAACTCTCCTCTTTCAGGTAATTGATCCCAACCTTGAAAGATAGTTCGATTAGTATTACTCATCCATTTATGTCCCGTAAGACATAGCGGACGGTAAATTTTCCATGTATATACACTATCCTTATAGAATAAATAACCATAAATTGGATCATTATTCTTATAATAGCCTACTACATTCTCTCCTATAAATACACATTTACATGAAAAGACATTATAATATTTAAGAATTTCTTCTGTTATACCATATTGTCCCCAATAATGTTTATCTATAAAAGTTAATGGTTGCGTCTTTACACCAATAGTTTTCTTAGCATCAAATTTTAACTCTTTGATTGCAGTTTTAAAACCATCAAACGGTTTAACAACAACATTCTTTTTATTATACATTAAGTCTAATTTGAAATCTTCATTTATTCTAACTAACGCAGAATAAAAATCACATCCAAATAGGGTTTGAATAAATGTAAACGCATCACCAGTATCTCCATTACCGAAATCTTTAAATCTCAGAGTACCTTTACGATCAGTAAAGATGGAAAAGCTTGGTTTATCATCTTGTCGGAGCGGACTATTCATTACAACTCCAGACTTAAAATCACATCCTACATAGTAGCTAAATATTTGATATTGGCTAATTTTATCTAGGATATGGTCTTTAGTTAAAGAAAGTGTTATCTTATATGGGGATTCCATTGTAAATAGATAAGAGGGGAGGGTGTACGTACATATATTACTTCGTCTCTAGTAACCTCCCCCCTATCTATATCCGATTACCTAAAATGGTAAATCAGACGCAGGCTCCGCTGCTACACCATTAGCTGGTGCAGTAGTTGTTAAATTTGAAGGGTTTTCCGCTTCATCTTTTTCCATCTTATCGAAGTTAGTGATTTGAAGTCTAGTCTTCTCAACATTCATATCTTCTAAGAATGGAACATACTTAGGAATAGAAACATAATTGTTATAACTATAAACAGTTTTAACTCTCATTTTCTTACCTACATAGCTATTACCTAATAATGCAATAACTTGTTGACAGAATCCTTCGAAATCTTGTGCATTTACTACAGCCTTATCCTCATCTAAGAATTTGGTCATAATATGCTTTACTCTCTTCATTTGAGATTGCGCTTTCTTTTCCCATCCCTCGTTGTTCACATCAATAGGCCATTCTAAATGACTTAAAGCAGAACCATCTGGTGCTGTAAAAGAAAACTTCAAGAAACTATTTCCGTTAGAAGCAGTTTCCATACTTACATTTGTCATTTCTGCATTTTCACTAATTCCTAATGGAAATACTTTGGCTGACGAGCCCTCTGATTTAACCTTCTGGTTAATTTGATACATACTCATAATTTTAAATTAATTTAATTAAACTTCACTTTTATTCATTATAATACTTAAACATAGTATCCTTTACCATTTGTAAATCATTAGGTATTTGGTAGTCTTCAAACATCCCAGCAGGTGACTTTGCAGTCGATACCCCATCTGTTTGTGTTTGGAAGAAATATTCATTCTTACCTTTACCATCTGATTCAATGTGTGTAAATAATACTATACTCGACATAGATTCTAAAACAATCTTGTCTAACTGTTTACCAGCTGTCATCACTTTACGATATTGTGCTCCCATATCAGTATATCCCTCATCGGAATGCGATAATACAAATACATCAACATCATCAGGTATAACTTGGTTTATGACCGTGAATATATCATATATACCACCTGATAAGCTAGCCCATTTTTCAAAACCTTTAATGTGTCTTTCTCCCATTACTTTATCAGTCATTACTCTGTTAATGGTATCAATCACAATAGTCTTGATGTGCTTTGCTTTCTCTGGTATAGCTTTGAGTGTATTTACAATATCTACAAGGTTAGAAGCAGTTGCATAGTTTTTATTTTCTTTACTATAGTTCTTTTTCCATCCTTTAATAGGTAGTGCTTTTTGATCACAGTTCAACCAAAGAGTTTTTTTTGGGTCGAGATTACTCCCGCTTGTGGATTTGCCTGATCCAGACTTTCCACAAATAATTACTAAATTTGCCATATTAAAAAGGTAATTTTTGTTGGTTATTAATTTCTTGTTCTAGTTTTTCTTCTTGTAGCATATGAAATCCTAATTTTAAATAGTTTATAGCATCAGCAAATCTACCATCTAATGGTTCTGCTTGTTCTATATTCGGATCTTTAGCATAACTTAAGATTGCTGCTACATGCTTATAAAAGTATGCTCCCCAGGCTTGCATAGGTGTACATCCAGTCATTTCAGCTGCTTTCTTAAAATTAGCTAAAACATCTGGACTATCTAATGTATATCCAGGGCGTTTTGCTGTTTCTATTTCATAAGCTAAATCTAATAATTCACGTACAGATTTGTCATACCCTTCAGCTGGAGGTAATTCTGTTTCAAATATTACTTCTTTTACATGATTCCCTAAAGTCGTATTTGTTGTGTTATATATTTTATTTGCCATCTGTTTCAATTTTTAATTGGTAATTAACTTCTTTTGGGAAATCAACTACACGATTATACTTAAGTTCATTTTTCATTTTAGCAATACAAGGTTGTCCCTCTCTTACTTTAATGAAATGCCAGAATAAAGCACCAGCTGTAGGCCATGCTTTAGCTCCATAAGTATCCATCCCTAATTGTTCAGGGTTCATAGATACCATAACTAAATCCGAAAACATGAATACAGAATCACCACCAAACAAATCCTTTTTCTTAGGAAATTGTTGAGATGGTTCTGTTACTCTATCAGCAGATTCAATTTCTCTATTTAATTGAGATAGAAATACAAAAGCTATTTTAAATCTTTTCTTTAATGAGTTCGCCATAATCATAAGTTCAACAAGAACTAATCGTTCCATTTCACCTTGTTTACCACGTACTAATATAGTATGATCTAACATAACAACAATTCCTCTCTCTACATTAAAATCTTCATTTACAAATTTCTCAATAGTATTTTTAATTAACTCTACAGTACCAGGCATTTCTACATAGTAAATAGGAAGTTTATTAAATTCTTTCTGAGCAGTTAATACTTTATAAAATTCAGAATCATAAAGACTAAATCCATCTATACCACTGTGTAATTGTCTAGTAGTCATATTCAACTCATTTGAAAGCTTTCTACTAACTAACTGACGCGCTAGCATCTCAAAGTTAAATGAAAGTACAGCAAAGTTTTCATCAGGATTTAATTTAAATAGTTCTGTTTCTAATTGATTTATAATAGCAGTTTTACCACTTCCAGACATACCCGCTATAGTATGTATAGTGTTCCACTCTATTCCATCCATACTCACATGATTATATTTAGACCATGGAGTTCTTAAAGACTTTATAAGTCCTTGACGACGCTGATCTATATATTGTACAGCATCATGCGTTGCTTTTGCTATACTTTTATAGTATAAGCTTGGTTTATTTTTATTTTCCATAATTAAATTAAATCTTGTCCGTATTTTGTATCCTGTGCTTGGATTGTTGTCTCGGTATCCAATAACCCAGCATAGTTCTCCCAAGCATTCTTATTAATATAAGTTTCTAGGGCATGCATATATTGTAAGTTTCCACCTCGTTTTCTTAATTGTAATTCTTTCTCTAAACACTCTATAACATGTTTATGTTTAATAAGATTACCTTTAATAAAACGATCATATTTTTCCTTACATACTTTTGCTGCTTTAGCTGATAAACTAGAGGGTCTTAACATTCTAACTGAACGACCATCGGATACTTTTAATGGATATGTATTAAATAATTCAGTGAAATATGATTCTTCTATTCCTATTAAGCTTCTTACTTTATCTCTAGCTATTGTTATACAAGTTAAAGGATTCTTAGGGTCACAAGATAATACATATCCTTGATCAACTAAGCCTTGTATTTCCTTTTGTGCAAATCCATATAGGTTTGCATAATTTACAAATAGTTCTGTGTTCCCTTCAAATAAAAGCAACAACATCACGTATTGTGATGCTGTTAACTTATTTTTGATGAGTCCTGGAACGTTGATTTCTACATTCATAGGCAGGCTTTTAAACGGTTTACAAATATAAGAAAATTATAGTTTATATACTAGCTTTTTCTTACCTTTCTTCTTCTTTTTATACGTTGTAATAGTATGATTACCAATGACTTGCGTCGTTACATAACCATGACCATCATCATCAAAGAATACATCTTCAACGACTTGTGCTTCAGCTTGTGAGCCATATATTCTCACAGCTTTTTCATAACTGTCTTCTTCGAAATCCATATTTTTTAACGAGTTTATTATATAGCCCTTTAAAAATTTCTTTACTTGGACGTACGGGAAGATCTTGAAACATCTCATTATTATGAACCATAGGTGTAGGCTTCATATTTATGATAGTACGATAGAGATTTTTACAAACCTCTCTTGCTTTCTTTTTCGACATAATATTAAATTTTAAAGGGTCATTAATTCATCATAATTAAATGAATTTGTTAGAGCAGTTGTAATATTTACTAAATCATCACTCCAACTATATACATTGCCATTATAAACTAAACAATGATCAGGTAAAAATGTTTGGCCTAACACAAATTGAACACCTCTTTGTGTTAAAGTCCAAGTTCCTATATCATCACCATCATTTATTAATTTCCATTTTTCAGCATATGCATAATCCATAGTTGTTGCTCTTAATTTTAATTTAGCAAATTCATTTTGCACATGAATATATTTACCATTATATGCTCCTAGTCTATACATAAGTATTAATGCTCTAGCTATACCAGAATTTAATTTTCTTTTATATGCTTTTACATACTTACCACAACAAGGACATTCAGTACCTTTTTTAAAGTTATCTCTTAAGTGCTGTTTTGCTTCAACTATAGTTTTCATTTTTCGAGTCTATCTTCATCCATCCGATCCTCTAGAGCATTTTCACGCATTCTATCTGCATGCTCATGATCTTCTTCAGGGTAATCAAACAGTTCATTACATTTATTACATATATACTGTTCTCCCATTTCTGTAATAAAGTCTTTTTCGCTGTATTCATCGCCACAGCAAGGGCTTACTAAATGGGGTCCCTCGTCATCAGGTGATGCGAGTTTCCAGTTATCATATGACATAACATTTGATTTTAGGTTAATAATTAAGTTAAGGAGACTGTCTACATAGCACGAAAAACCACTAACTTGCTATGAGACTGCTCTGGACACTATAGCGCACAATTTTATGTGTCCCCGCTCTGCAACTGAACTTGTTGCAAATATCTTTAAATAATGAGGCCTAGAGCAGTTCAGCGCTGGCCAGGTTATCTGAATTTTAATAGCTTCAGCTCTGCTCTAGTCTCATTAACTCAACACTATGTCCATCTTGCGCGGAATTAACCCACTTCTCTTCTTGACTACCTTCAATATATAGATGAAAAATAAGCGCCTGCTTACCTTCTTCCCATCTAACGGTTCTACCGATTCGTTGAATTAAGTCTTTAACTTTACTAGTTCCACTGGCTATAATAGCCATTGAAATATCCGGGACATTCATGCCCTCGTTCAAAGCTTTAGCAGTTGAAATTCTTGTTACTTTAGTTCTGTTATCAATAAGTTTATCTAAGTTAGCAGTTCTTGCTTTCTTACCTATCTTACTGTGAAAACTAACACAAGTATCACCAAGCGCTTCAGAAACTTTGTCAGCAAAGTCTATAGTTTGAGAAAAGATGATTGTTTTCCTCTCGGAATACATATCACATAGTTGTTGAACTGCAGTAACTTTAGCGGAAGCATTATATAATATCTTCTTGCGTTTAGCCATTGCAGCATTACATTGATAAGGAAACGTTTTATTCTCCTCATCTAAATTCATACCTTTACGTAAAAGGAACTGATTATATGTAGCTGGTTTCATACATGCATACATAAGTTTTAAATCTTTATCAAAAATACTAAATAATCTATTAAAATTATTATTAGCACTTGTATATGATTGTTTTTCAGTTCCGCTTAATTTTAAGGGTATGTTATATATCTTATATTCACTAATTAATCCTAGTTTACTAGCTTCTGCAGTACTTACCTTTGCACAGATAGGTGCTACAGCTGTTAATAATCTAAGTTTAACTGGGTCTATATAAGCACTTAGTCCCAATACTCTTGGACTATGGTTATTTGAAAAGAAATTAAAATATTCAGGAGATATATAATTATGTATCTCATCAGCTATTACTAAATCATACTGTTCTCCAGTATATTTATATGCAGTCTGTATACATACAGTCTTAACACATGATTCAAATAATAACTCTTCATCCCATTTCTTAAACTCTTCTTTCCACGACCTGTCTCTAATAGTTTGGGTAGGAGTAAGGATAAGAATTTTACAATCCATACCCACTCTTTTTGCTATTAAAGCAGCCGCTAATACACCACATCTGGTTTTACCCACACCTGTAGCATATTGAAGGGTGCCCTTACCGTTAAAGCGAGACCACCATTTGTTAAGGCCCTCTCTTTGGACCTTATCTTTTACTTCATTAGCTTTCATGTTTAATAGTTTTATTTACTCCACTCTTTAGTTATTGTAAAATCTACACCCATAGGGAAATCAGGAATAATTTCTTCTCCTGCATCTCTCATCAGTTTACATTGTATACTTGCCCAATCTTCTGCTACATCATCTCTCACTTCCACGCCTATTTCATCATGAACTTGAGTTACTAAATGCGCAGGAAAATTAGTTTTATTAATATGATCTCTTATCTTAACCATTGCTAGTTTGATCATATCAGCTCCTGTACCTTGTATTGGTGTATTTTTACTTGCACGCTCAATAGCACCGAGTTCCTTAAAATCTTTCTTAGGACTCATGTTATTGCGCCAGTTTTCAAACCATCTAATCCTTCTATAAGGTTTAAATGTTCTGATATGTCCATGTTGCTTACCATAATTACCCAATGTATTTAAAAAGCCTCCAATTTTAGGAAACTCTGTAAAATACTGTTTAATTAATGCTTCAGCTTCATCGACTGATATTTGTAGAGTATCTGATAATTTGAATTTACTCATACCATAAGCAAGACCAAAGTTAATAGTCTTAATCATAGTTCTAAGTTTCTTCTTCTCATCAGCATCAGCTTCACGCCATTTATCTTTAAATACCATGTCAGCACATATACTATGGAGGTCTGCCTCCTCTTTACGTGCTTTCATCCATACAGGATCTTTTGATCCCGATGCTATAATCCCTAATTCTTGACCAGAATAGTCTACAGATACTAATGAATATCCATCTCTTGCTTTAAAACAATTTCTGAATTTATTATCTGCAGGTATATTTTGCATATTAGGTTTTCTATCTTCCTTACTACCACTGGAAACTCGTCCAGTATTTAGTATTTGCCAAAAGCTAGTTCTTACCTTCCCATCTTTCATAACATATTTAAGAAAAGATTTACCATAGGTTGATACAACCTTTTGTTTCTCTTTATACTTTAAATATTTATTAATGAATGCCTTATGCTTAAACTTAGATAGTTCAAAGGCATTAACCTTTTCAATATCTAAACCATATTCCTTAAAGACTTTCAGTACTTGGGTAGGACTTGACCATTTAATATCTATCTTACGGATCTCTTCAGCAGGAATAAACATATCAGTCTGAAATGATGTCTTCACAAACCTATTAAGGTCTAGTGCATATATCATATCATCTAATTGTTTTTCCATGCTAATTACTTCAACTTCAGAGTTATCAGCTATTGCTAACCATTTCTCTGAGTCAAAGTTTAATCCATTGAACTCAATATCAGCAAAAGCTAAAGCTGCATTATTCTCTAAGTGCAGAACCTTCTCAAGGTCTAATTCTTTAACTTTTACTAATTGTTGTTCTCTAATATCTATAAGGTGCTCTACATCTTCAGCACCATATAATATTTGTTCTGTACTAAATGGTTTGCCATCAAGACCAACAAACTTGTTTCGAACTTCTTTATTTAATTCTTTGCCTAAGTATCTCTGTGTCAGCACGTTAAGTGAGTAACCCACTTTACTTCTTCCACAATTTATAACACCTTCAGCTAACATAGTGTCGTATGGATTTTTAATATCCGCACCCCACCAGCTCTTTAAGAATTTATAATCGAACTTAATATTATGAAATATCTTTATAATATTTTCGTTCTCTAATATAGGTAATAAAGGTTCGATACCTTGGTATCTTGTATCGATGACATATTGAACATCCTTAGTACCGATCTGAAACATAACAACTTTCTTTGTTAAGAAATCTTTGCCTTCTGTTTCAGTATCGACGCCAAGTACGCTTTGTTTAGAAAGATATTCTACAGCTTCATCCATTGATGCACACTCGAATATAGAGTCTATACTCTTGTGCGCACAGATTAACTTTATCATATCTATTCATTTTTAATTATACATTATCTAATAATTCGGGGTCAACTATATTAGTTTCCCAAACTTTGATTACTGCTTCTATATAAGTGATAGTATGCGTCTCCCCTTGAAAGTTTATATTCTCATCTTGAGGTTTAGCATCTATTATCTTTTGTTTCATCTCTTGAATGTCACTTTCACTCAAGGTAGAAATCCAATTCATATGTCCCATATTATTTTTCGTTTCCAAATACTACCATCCATGCAAGACAAAATAGTCCGACGGTTAATAGTATGATTACTATTTGTATCATAAGATCTTCTTTAAGATTAATAACTATGCCTGTCGTCTGATCTTATGTTATACTATTTCACATGATCCGCCTGCACATGCTATCTCTTGGCTTCTTGTCGTATTGTCATCTAATTCTTTAACTTTACGTAAGTCTATAGCTTGTAATGCATTAATCATTGAATAGTATTTTGATTTTGATATGTTTTCAAATGGTGCTTGAGTGTATGATCCGCCGTCATAAGGTAATATACTTAAACCATTGAATGTGTCCCGGTTAGACCACATCCATTCACCTACTTCTTTCCATTCATTTTCTTTAATGGACACAGTAGCTGATACATTGTTAGTATTATCACCTTTACGATGGCCTGCTCTTACCCAGTCTAAATTAAATAATTTAATTCTTTCTAGTAATTGCAGGGCTGTCTCTTTATCTCGTAAAATGGAATTAGCAGGAGCTTTTTGAGGGATCTCAATCACTGCGCTGTTAGGTATTAGTTTCATATCAGCTACCAATTCAGGATGGTTCTTATATAAATACTTATATAATGTTTCATCCTTTGTACATTGCATCCGTCTAATATAATAGTCGTTATGCCATGCATGGATCCCTGAAGATGTTCCTAATACACAACTCGTAGTACCTGAAGGTTTGATAGTAGTTACTCTTGCTGCTTTATTAACTCCTAATAATTCTGCATAGTCTTCATTAGCTTGCATAGCAACTGCCGCTGCCCGCTCTAAATCATACTGCAAAATTGTACCACTTCCAATTCCTGTCATCCCGACACCAATTAAGGCATCATTATCAGTTGTTTGTTTCCATATAGGTCTGAGATAGTGAAAATCTGAGAAGGACGCTTGTAAAGTGCCTAGTAGTGCTGCGTACTTAACTCGTTCTTCAAGATCTCTTTGTGAGTCTATATTGGATACATTAACCTCAGTGAGATTACAAAATTGGAATGGTTTCAGAGCAATTTCACAGCAAGGGTTTGTACCATAATCACTATTATTAGTGAAATACATACCTGGTTCACCAGCATTGGATTCTTTAACTTTTTTCCAAAACCTATTGAATTCAACCTTAGTGATGCGGTGTCTACGAATTACTGCACTGTTGTTAGCCCTTCCTCGTTGAGGATTCAGCTCCCACCAATTTCCATATTTACTTGTTAACATTTCTTCATCATCCATTGAGAATAATGAAATCAATGCCGCTCTCCTAATCCCACCTGCAAGCACAGCGTCGGCAATATAACATACCATATCGTGCACCTCCAAAGGCGTAAGAGAACTTCCTGATTCTTTTCTGTTTAGTAATGTTTCTAAATGAAATAAGCACACCTTAAGTGGCTCAGGTCCAGGGGCTTTCCCCCCGGCTGTTACTAGTCGCGATCCTTTAGGTCTAATATCAGAAAAATCAAATACCGGTTTTGTTTTTCTAATACCTAAATAAGACGCAACTAGATGTCTTACAGAATCAGCCCAACCTTCTATTGAATCCCCAATTACATACTTTTGAGATTTCATAGGTTTGACTATTTCTGGTAAATTTCGTACATGTTTATACTGTACAGAGTATCCAACTCCTGTTCCTCCTAATAAAAGGAACATGATTTCAGAGAAAGCTCTATAATCATCTATTGGTAAATACGCACAGTTGTAAATCCTTGATTCTGACTTAGTTATAGCAGCTCCCGCGAACTGCATAGCCCTCATCGAAGGTAATATTTTCTTATCTTTTACAAGTTTCATGGCATGTTTTATATCCTTTCCCATGTGTGGATGTTTTGTAATCATCATTTCTTGATAACGACTACAAATTTCGTTAAATGTTTCTCTTCTACCCTTACTAGGCAGAAACTTGGCGTATTTATTAAAGGTGACTATATCACTAAGGATCTCATTAGATACTTCCATTTCTTCTTCTTTTTTATTATTTATAAATGTATTTATAGAGTAGCAAGGATTCGAACCTTAAAATAGAATTCTATTTCGAGCACCATGTATACTCTCTCTTTGAAGCACATTCCAACATTGCCTACTCCACAAATACATAGTTGTATTGTTTTGTAGTGTTGAGTTCAATCAAAAGGGTAGCAAAGATAACTAAATTAGTTTACCTTTCTACCCTTTAGATGCAATTTTATTCTTCTTTTACCTTCTTTTCTCCTTTTAACATAATCTTCATATGTTTCATCCTCTTTACGAGCGGGAGATAAGTCAATATCAAAGAACGCTGATTCTTTACGACCTGTTAATGGTTCGGCTACTTGTCCGTAACTTTTCCATTTATTTTCCTTCTTTTTTGCCATATTTTAATGTATTAATTTTATTACTTACCCATGTTGTCGCCAGTGTTTTATCACATAACCATACTCTAGGAGGAGGATAAACTTTAACTCTCCAATTAGATCGTGGTTTACTCACTGTAGTTATTGTGTCATCCTTAAGAGAATCAATAACATGTTGATACTTGTTTGCCATAATACATCAATTTATACCATTTAAGACTTTAGCTTGATGAGTTAACTCATGGGCTTTTAATTTAGTCTCAGTTATACGAAGTTTAACTCGTAATTCATTCACAACTTTATTATATTCTAACATATTATCTTCTAGTTCTAATAAATTGTGTATAAGCTTATTATCATGTTTACTATTGACTTGTACCATGATTACAATTCCTGTAACCACTCCAACTACAAATGTCAGCAAATATAATAACATTTCGCTACTTATTTCCATAATTTTATTCTTTATTAATTAATACTTTGTTATACTCAACAAATAATGAATCTCTTTGATAACTATACTCTAGGTATGCTTTCTCTAATTCATAATTTATTTCTGCTTGTCGTGGTGTAAGTTTAGATGAACATGATGATAATAGCACACAAACCACTATAAATAACACCACACGTAACCAACTTACATCACTTAATTTACTATTATCTTTCATATCTATTGTTTTAATTCTACATTCATTTTATAGTATAAGTCTAGTAATAGCGTCAATAACTTACCGCCCTCGGGCCGTGTTACAATACTATTACTGACTCATACAGATTGAACACACACAACCTTTATTTGCAGTCAAATTCTAAATAATACACTACTAACTGGCCTTGATACACTTGCGTGCACAATAGAGACAGCGAACTTTGTTTATCTACAATCCGTGACCAGCTTTACACACACTGTGACGCCTAATCGTTCCTGATTAGTTAGTGTAGACTCTGGACATGGGTTA